AATGCTTCTAGCAGTTCTTCTTCAGGATATTCAGGTGGAAACAACAATAGTAGTGGCACTGGCAGTATGAATAGTGGTGCTGTAAATTCTTCTGTTACAGGTGGTGGTATTAGCACTAGCAGTTCACCCAGTATGTCAGACCAGATAGCTTCTGCCAATGTGCAAACAAATACTATACTTTCTTTAAGTCAAGACACTAGCAGTATGTCAGGAGGCAGTTCACAAACAGTTAGTAGTGTTTCTACAGTTATAACACCCATGCCAACATTTGATAACAACCCACAAGTTGTTATGGCAGATGTACAAGTACAAAACATGCAAGGTGAAATAGATACAGCAGTGTCAGGTGTTATGACAGCAAGTGAAGCAGACCAAATTGCAGAAGAAATTATTGCTAACAACATTAAAGAACAACAAGAACAAGCAGAAACAGAACAACAAGAGACTGGTCAATATGCAGACCAATCAACATTAATAGCTTATTTAGGTTATGTGCCAGCTTTTGAAGTGTATAAAACTTTTGAAATACCAAAACAAGAAGCTTGGTATCAACCTAAAGATATTTATAATGATATAAATATAAGTGATAATATAAGTGGATTTTATAGTTTAGCCAGTAACAATATAAATTTGCTGAATGATATGATAGAACAACAACCTAATTTATAGGAGAATAATATGGATTGGTTTCAAAATAAAACAACACAACTAATAGCTCTAGTTAGTATAGTAGGCACTTTAGCTGGTTTTGGTTATACAGGGGCTACTTATGTTAATAGGTTAGAAAATCTTGAAGCTAAAATAGGTGGTTTAGGTGAGACAGAAGATGCTCAACAGGCTATTGAGGAGCGTTTTGCCAGTATAGAAACTCAAGTTGAGTATTTAGAAAAACAAATTAACAGCATAAAAATACCTGATAATAGTAACATGCAAGCCTCTATTGCTTCTTTAACCAGTGATGTTGAAAGAATTTGGATTGAATTAGACAAGCTAGAAGACAGTAAAAATCCTTTAGCTAATTAATTATGAAATTATCATTAATACTAGGTGGGCTACTTATAGTTTCTGTAGCTGGTTCAGCATGGTATATTGACTACCAAGCAGACCAAATTAGCACACTAAAAGGCAACCAAATAGTGCTTGAAACACAAATACAAGAGCAAAATGAAGCAATAGAAAGACACCTAAAACAAGCCCAACAACAACAACAACAAATGAATACAATGGCTGAAGAAAACAGAAAAGCTATGGAAAATGTAAATAGGTTGAGAAAAACTTTTGCTAATTTAGATTTAGATGAATCAGCACTAGCAAACCCAGAAGATTTACAAAATAGAATCAATAAAGCATCAGCAAGAGTGATGACCACTTTAGAAGAATTAAGTAACCCAAACCAGTTTGATGAAACATCTAGCAGTAATTAGTATAGCTATATTTATGGCAAGTTGCTCATTAATGCAACAAGCAGTTAAGCCAGTAGAGGTAAGGACTATAGCTGAAAGACCACCTATTTATCACCCACCTTTACCCTATCCCATGAGTTTATCTAATGTTGATTGGGAAGTTATGACTCCAGAAAAAATGAGGATTTATTTACAAAATCTTGAAGATGGCAATGCTCCTAACCGTGCATACTATTCATTATCAAGTAAAGAATATGAAAATTTAAGCATGGATATGGCAGAAATAACTAGATATACAAAAGATATACTGTCTATCATCAAATATTATAGAGAGTTAGACAAACCACAGGAAGATGAAAATGAGTAGTTCACCAGATGAGTTTGTTTACAGAGCTACATTAGACCGTATAGTAGATGGAGACACATTTGATTGTATTTTGGACTTAGGCTTTGATGTAAAATTACACAAACAAAGAGTACGTTTAGCTGGCATTGACACTCCAGAAAGCCGTACTAGAAATTTAGCTGAAAAGGCACTTGGACTAAAGGCAAAAGAAAGGCTTAAAGAGCTTTGTGTTGGTACTTTTAAAGTTAAATCACTTGGTAAAGGCAAATATGGTAGGATTCTTGGAATACCTTATACAGAAAATGGTGAGGATATTTGCCAAAAGCTTATATCTGAGGGGCATGCTGTTGAATATCAAGGTGGCAAAAAAACTAAAATATGGGGATAATAAAATGCAAATATCACAAGAAGGACTGGCACTAATTAAATTTTTTGAAGGCTGTGAGCTTGAGGCATACAAGTGCCCGGCTGGTGTTTGGACTATTGGTTACGGACATACAAAAGATGTAAAAGAGGGTGACAGTATTAACAAAGATGAAGCCAATCATTTATTGCTAGAAGAAATGCAAGAATACGAAAAATACATCAATAACATGGTTGAAGTTGACCTTAATCAAAGTCAATTCGATTCTTTGTGTGCGTGGATTTATAATTTAGGACCAACAAATTTTGGTAGTTCAACGCTCCGAAAAGTCTTAAATGAAGGAAAATATGATGAAGTTCCACAACAAATTAAAAGATGGAATAAAGCTGGCGGTGAAGTTTTGAATGGTTTAATAAGACGTAGAGAAGCAGAAGCGCTATTGTTTCAAGGTAAAGAGTGGCATGAGGTTTAGCTACTTAGATAAATACTCTATACTAACCATAGACACTTTGTGTTTAGGGTTGAGTAGCTACTATGTCACTACCTAGTTACTCAGCCTGACTAAGACATGGAAGATGTATCTTTAAAAGATTTTGATATTTTGTCTGAACAAGACAAAGCAGAAGCAACAGCTCTGTTGGCGCGCTATGACCAACTAGATAAACAAGATGTTTGTCAAAATGACTTCATGGGTTTTGTAAAACACATGTGGGGTGACACTTTTATAGAAGGCAGACATCACAAAATAATTGCAGACAAATTTAACAGAATTGCACAAGGCAAATTGAAACGTTTAATTGTTTGTTTGCCTCCAAGACATTCTAAATCAGAATTTGCATCAACTTACTTTCCAGCATGGATGATGGGTTTAAATGGTGCTTTAAAAATAATACAGTGTACGCACACAGCAGAATTGGCTGTAAGATTTGGTAGAAAAGTAAGAAATCTTATAGACAGTGATGATTTTAAAACTATCTTTCCTGATTTAAGCCTACAAGCAGACAACAAAAGTGCTGGCAGATGGACAACAAACCAAGAAGGTGAGTCTTTCTATGCTGGTGTGGGTGGAGCTATAACAGGTCGTGGTGCTGATTTGTTGATTATTGATGACCCACATTCAGAACAAGATGCTTTGTCTCCAAAATCTTTAGAATCAGCTTATGAGTGGTACACATCAGGACCAAGACAAAGACTTCAGCCCGGTGGCACTATAGTTATAGTTATGACTAGGTGGAGTACCAAAGACTTGGTTGGTAAGGTTTTAAAAAAACAAGGTGATGATAATGCTGACCAGTGGGAAATAGTAGAGTTTCCAGCCATTTTGCCAGATACAGAAAACCCACTGTGGGGTGAATATTGGAAAAAAGAAGAACTTTTATCAGTAAAAGCATCTTTACCAATATCTAAATGGAACGCACAATGGATGCAAAATCCAACAGCAGAAGAAGGCTCTATAGTTAAAAGAGAGTGGTGGCAACAATGGAAACATGATGATATTCCAGACTATAGTTATGTAATACAAAGCTATGATACTGCTTTTTCTAAAAAAGAAACTGCTGACTATTCAGCCATAACCACATGGGCTATTTTTGAAAATATTGATGGTGTTGAACAGATTATTTTATTAGATGCAAAAAGATATAGAGTTGATTTTCCTGAGCTCAAAAGAATAGCCTTTGATGAATATAAGTATTGGGAACCGGATTGTGTGCTTATTGAAGCTAAAGCATCTGGAACACCACTTACACAAGAGCTTAGAAGAATGGGCATACCAGTCACAGCTTATTCACCCAGCAGAGGACAAGATAAAATAGCAAGAATGAACAGTGTAGCTCCAATTTTTGAATCAGGCATGGTGTGGGCTCCGGATGAAGATTTTGCAGATGAAGTAAGAGAAGAATTAGCAGCATTTCCATTTGGAGATAATGATGACTTTTGTGATAGTACAACTATGGCATTGATGAGATTTAGACAAGGTGGTTTTTTGTCTTTGAAAGAGGACTACCAAGAAGAGGCAAGATTTATGTCAAAAAATAGAACAGTTTATTATTAATGAAAATTTTTTTAACAACATTTATTTTTGATGGTGTTGAGTATGTAGGACCAGTTATTTTTGCAGACAACACAGAAGAAGCTACTTTAATGGCTGAAGCTAATGGTTTAGAAATAGAAAGTGAAGTAGAAGATTTTACATCTATTGATGACTTATCAAGTCTAAGAGTGCTACACTAAAGGTTATGGCAGTAGATAAAATGCTAGGAACTGAAAGTGACCCTGATGTTATGGAGCAAGGTACAGCTGTTACAGTTGTACAAGAACCAACAAGAGAAGAGCTTATTTCAGACGCAGCTCAAATTTTAGTAAATGAAAATGAGGTTTTGGTAGGTGATGAGCTTACAGAAGAGCCAATGCCACAAATGGATTTTAACTCCAATTTAGTTGAATTTATAGCAGAAGATGTTTTGCAAAAGTTAGCATCAGATTTAATGAGCTCTATCCAGAGCGATAAACAATCAAGAAGTGAGTGGGAAAAAACTTACAAAGAAGGTCTTGAGTATTTAGGCATGAAATTTGATGATTCTAGGTCACAACCCTTTGAAGGTAGCTCAGGTGTTATTCACCCGATATTGGCAGAAGCGGTAACTCAATTCCAAGCTCAGGCTTACAAGGAGATGTTACCAGCTAAAGGACCAGTTAAAACAGAAATTGTTGGAGCTAGAAGTATAGAAACAGAAAATCAAGCTGAAAGAGTACAAGAGTTCATGAACTATTACATTATGAATGTAATGAAAGAATATGACCCAGAATTAGATATGTTGTTGTTTTATTTACCATTAGCTGGTTCTGCTTTCAAAAAAGTGTATTTTGATTTTGTTACAAACAAAGCTGTGTCTAAGTTTATACCACCAGAAGATTTAATAGTACCTTATGAAGCAAGTGACATGTCATCAGCAGAAAGAATTACACATGCTATAAGCATGTCTCTTAATGAAGTTAAAAAACAACAAATTACAGGTTTTTATGCAAATGTTGAAATACCTGAAAATAGTTATACAGAAGATAATACTGATATAGAAGAAACTATTGATGACATACAAGGCATTGCACCAAGCTACAAAGAAGACAGAAACAGAACCATATATGAGATACACACCGTCTTAGACATAGAAGGTTTTGAAGACTTAGATGCAAATGGTATGCCTACAGGTTTGAAATTGCCTTACATAATTACAATAGATGAAGATACAGAAACTGTACTAGCTATAAGAAGAAATTATTTAGAACAAGACCCTCTTAAAAACAAAATTAATTATTTTGTTCAATACAAGTTTTTACCGGGTCTTGGATTCTATGGTTTAGGTCTATCACACATGATTGGTGGATTGTCTAAAGCCTCAACATCAATACTTAGACA